TTTCCTACTAAATAGTAAGTTCCGTTGTTGTCTAACACGATACAGAAGACTCTGCTTTGTGCAAGCAAGCGCAACTCATTGCGTTTTGCAGTTGACAACTTCCGAAGACGGGCAACAACATCGCTCTGATTGAAGACCGTGCCGTTTTCCGCTGATACGTTTGTTGTGGTTGTCATACTACCAACGCCCTTAGGCAATTCGTAGTCATAGACGTTACCACTTGCGATGGTGGTGGCTGTTACCTCACCACTTGCAACTGTAAAGCCCGTAGCAGCCCAACTAATCAAATGAATTGACTTGATGCCACCTACCGAATCTTTACAATCGAGAGCGAAACCTTGAGTTAAATTAATATTACAACTCATAGGTGCGTTATGCTAATTTGAACCGAACTAATTGGTCAGGGAATGCGATTTGTACACCATACTTAAAAGATGCACGGAAGCGAACTTCGTCGTTATCTTCAGAGTACCAGAACTTCAACTCTTCCTCTTCGTTTGCAAGGTCAGTTCCAACAAAGAAGTTGCTTAAACGACCTAAGAACATACGGTCAGTACCGTTCAATCCACCTACTGCAATCATTTTCACATTAGTAGCAGGAATCATGATTTCCATACCTTCGCTGTCAGCAGCGTAGTGGAACAAGTTAGAAGCACGCAAAGCGGTAGTGTACTTCTTATAAGTATCAATACCTACGAACAACACTAAATCATCAGCATCTGCGATGTCAGCAGGTGCAGCGTTGTACATATCGTCGATTAAGTCTTCTACGTTAGCTACAGTGATAGCAGTTGCAGCAGATGTGTTACCTGATACAGTAGAAGCAGATACAGCGTCAATGATTTTGGTGAAACCATCAAAGCGGTTAGTGTTTGGGTTAGTGTTACTTGTTACGGTATCGCCCTGCCACATAGCAACTTCGATTAATTTTGCAATACGGCTTGCCTTCTCTTGACCGATTTGCTCTTCAAAAGGGATAGAGGTTGGAGAACCTGGTACCATTTGAGTTTGCAACCACTTTGCTTCCAAAGTCTTTGGGCAAAGAGTCTCTTCGATTTTGATTTTACCAACGGTAATTACACGTTGTGAAAATGTAGTGTTACCCGATGCCGAATACCCACAGCCGTCAGCTTGGAAAAATACGTCACTTGCTAAAATGTTAAGAGCTTCAGCGCTTTTCACGCCTACTTGAACTTGTCCTGCAGCCTGCAATACAGCAGCTGTTTTGCTCCCAAAAAGGGAACGTACTACCAACTCAGTTGACAACTCGTTGGTGTAGTTGGTTAAACCTGTTACGTTAAACGCCATGTTATTTGTTTTTTAGATGTTGTGCGATTTTTACAATGTTTGCGAACTGCTGATCTCTCTTACTCAATCCTGCTGGTACTTTAGTAGGGTTTTCAGATGGCAAATTGGCAACTTTTTCTACAAGGTCAACTGTTTTAGAGAATCCCTTTTTCATTTTCTTCATTTCTTCTTTAAGCATTGCAACCTCTTCCAATACAGGTGCAAGTGCTTCTGCAATTGCTTCCAATACTTGAACGGTTACAACTTCGTTTGCACCTTCAGGTACTTCAACTTCTACCTCTTCAAGTGCAATCTCTTCAACGATTGGCTCAACTACTTCGGTTACTACACCGTCAACAGTTGTAACCAACAAACCGCCTTCTACTTCGTGTACTGCGTCGGGTGCAGGGATAAGACCTTCACCTGTTTGTACGAAGATTTCAGTACCTACGGCAAGTTCTCCATCGTATTCTACAATAGTGCCGTCAACGAGCGTAGCGGTAGCCATCTCGATTTCTTTTTTGTCTTCACTGAATCCGAGTATTGTGCGGATTTCTTTTAGGACTTCTTTGCTGTTCATATTTTATATATAATTAAGTTTTTTTTCTTTTGGCTCAGTTTTTACCGTTCCACTTTACAGCGGCTTTTTTAACAGCGTTCATAATGGCATTAAGTTGACGCTCTTCGTCACTCTCTTCAAAGTCAAAATATCCTTCTACGCTAAAGCCTTTAAACTCTCCGCTTTTTACCTTATCCCAAATCATTTGGTCGTTTACAATGTAACTCAAGAACCAACTACCATCTGCTACTGCTTCGTAACCGGTCGGAGGAAATTTACCCATCTTACGGTCAACGATGTAGCTCTCAAATAAAGACAGTCCTTTTGTTTCACCACCATGATGCACGTTGACTTTGTCGTAACGGTCACCGATTGCCCACTTCTTTGCAATTTGGAAGATGGTTTCAGCGTCAAAGTACACGTAATATTCACCCCTTGCTTCATCGTATCGGTATATCTTTTTGTCGGCTTCCATTGCCATGCCAAATATGATACGTTTCTCTTCGTTTTGAATTGAGAAATCTACCTTATGCACCTGGGCTGCTTTGCAAGGCATCCACTTAGTACCCATTTTATGCGAACCACTGCAACCTATCTTAACGGCATACGCTTCGGCATCGGCTTGGTTTTCAAATAATGGTAAGCCTTCTATCGTATAGTCAGGCAATTCAAGTTTTAACTCGTTTACTTTACGCTCGGTGTAATTTAACATTTCATCCCCACCCCATAAAAGGTAGGAAATAGTACCGCACGCTTCTGTATCGTCGGGATTGTAGTAGGTTTTAGCACGAGATAAAAATGAGTAAGTGCGTTGAATTGTTTCTAAACTCAAATTCTCTTTAGCCACCAACTGCCTTGCACGATTCTTGCCTACCAAAGTAGCACACTGATTGCCTATTTTTTCGTTAAGGTCAATACCTCTTTGTGCGTTGTCGCTTGCCGCTTGTGGGTAGTCATCAAAAAACTGCTCTTTGCCGAAGTAGACAAAGTCTCTTTCGATTGCAGGTGATGTCACAAGTGAAACAAAGTCTACGCCCGTTTCATCGTCGGGATTAATCACAAGTCTGTATACGGGTAGCTCCATTAATATAAAGTAAGGTTTTTCTAAAATTGGCTCAGACCTTCAGTAACACGTACTTTATCTTGTACGTTTGTGATGTCACGCTCGGTCACGTATATTCTGCGAACTTGGGTAAACTCGTCACCGCCTCCTGGTATTCTTGTGCTTGGTGCGTTAAATCGTGGTACGGCTGCTGCTGCTGCTGCTCCACCACCACCCGAAAGTTGTGTACTTGGTGCAGGTGCTTTGATAATGTCGTAAGCACGTTTTGAGTTAGTCAAGATTGTAGTGGCAAGTGCAATGTATTTTGCTATACCAGCAAGTCCACCCGTAGCTACGTTGTCGGGCGTTGGTGCTTGTGAGTTTGCTAATGCTCCGCTTAACGCCATTGCTGTATCAGCGGCAATCGATGCAAGTGCGATTGCTTTTCCTGCTTTGCTATTTTGCCCTGCAATAGATATTATAGCAGCGGCTAAGGCTTGGGAGTTATCAAATATTTCTTTTTCTAAAGCCGCAACTGCTTCTTTTCTTGCTTTGTCTTGCGCTGCTTCTTTGTCTTTTAGTTCAGTACGTCTACGCTCATTTTCTACTTCTTGAGCGTAAAAATTCTCAAATTCTTGATCTGCTAATTCTTGCCTTCTACGCTCGTTTTCTGCTTCTTGCGCATAGAAATTATTAAACTCTTCATCCGCTAATTCTTGACGCCTACGATCGTTTTCGACAATTTGCGCAATCTCCATCTCAAACTGTTCATCTGCTAACTTTTGAGCTTCTGCGGCTTTCTTTTCTGCATCCTCAGCAGCCTTTACGCTAAGTTCCTTTTTTTTGTTGTTAGCGTTTATATCTCTGTTTAGTTCAAGCTTGGTAACTTTGTCAGAAATTTTATTATACTCTTCAAGTGCTTTTGCTCTTTCTGCTTGCGTTTTATTATCGTCAGCATAAATTAGTCGTAACTCGTCACGTCTTTCTTTAGCAAGTTTAATTTCAAGAGCTGATACTTGTTCTGCGCTTTTGCCTCTTTTTTGCGCTTGTAATAATTTAAATTCAGTTGCGCTTTCGTATGCACGAGTTTCTGCATTAATAGACTCTACCCCTTCGGTTTCTCTTGTTTTTGCTAATTCAAGCTCTTTGTCAATTGTTTCGTCAAGTGCATCGTTATATTTTCCAATTTGGTCAATTGCTACGGCTATTGCAATAACTAAAGCACCTATACCGGTAGCCATTATTGCGCCTCTTAAAGTAGTAAATGCTGCGACTAATTGGGTTTTAATTGCACCTGCCATGCTTGTAATAACAGGCAAGAACTCTTTAAAGTCTTTAATACCTTGAGATAAAGACATTGCGCTTTGCACCTGCAAAAGTGATTTTTCAAGTTCTTTATTTTCAGTACCAAATAATCCTGCAACACCTACTGCAATTTGCATACCTGCAACTACGCCTTGCGTTGCTTTTGTCAAATTACCGACACCATTTGCATTGTCACCAATTGCTTTTTGCAAATCGTTCATTTGCTTCTTGTAGTTACCTGCGGTCTTAATTGCGGTTTGAGTCCGCTCATCATTTAAACCATAAGTACCTGCAAGTTTTTTGGCTTCTTGTTCGGTTTGTTTTACCGCCTCACTTAAATTTGTAAAGTCGGTAGCAGCCTTTGCTACATTTTCTTGACCTGGTAAATTTACCGGTATACTGATTGCTTCTACTATTGCCATGTTTTAGTGTCCTTCTGATAAAATCCAATATTGAGTGCCATCGCTTACGAGTTGATCGTAGCCGTTTTTAGCGTTTTCCGTGCGTGATGTTGCATCGTCAATTAATACGCTGCCATCACCTGAGTTAATTGTTACGTTGTGAGATGCTGAGGTTTTCTTTACCACGTAGACCTTACCTTTATTCGCTGCCGTAGGAGTCGGTAAAGTAACCGTGATAGAGCCGCTCGCAGTGTTGCATAAAATGAGCCAATCGTCATAGGTAGGTAAATATGGTGAGTTTGCATTTGTAATTGTTACTATTTTTCCACTGCCTAACCAAGCACCGACAACAGGGTAATTTTCAACGTACACCCTATCACCTTCAGGTACTTCAAAGTTGTCGCAGTGAATTGTTGTGACGTTGTCAAAGCCTAAAATTGATACGGCATCACCTGCAAAGATTGTATTATACTTTCCTTGATTTGTATTGTTCACTCCCATTACGATCGCGTCATCGCTGCTGCCGTAGTTATCTCCCGTATTTAATCCGCCACTGGTGTTCTTGCTGTTCTTAATTTGCGGCTCACCATCCAATGTAAAAAAGTCGGGGTTAACGGGATTGTCAGTATCTTGACCGCCTACGCCTATCGGCTTTGTATTGCTCTTACTTGGTGGGTAATAACCTGCCAAAAGAAATTCACACTGCGTGAGTCCTTCTTGCATTGGGTTAAAATCTATGACCTTGTTCAGTCTCCAGTACTGCCCCTCAAAAAAGTACAGCGAATTAAATCTAATGTTCGTATACTCGTTTGGTGTAATTCGGAAATAGCCTTTGAATATCTTGCTATTCTTGTCTATAATTTCAGCAATCGTTTTGTAGTAATATACGTTTACGAGGTTCTGATTTGAGTAGTTAAAACCTAAAGGCAATACAGTGTACGGCGGAATGCCAAACGATAAGTCAAACTGCATATCGTAAGGGTTGTCTATGTGTAGGCTTACAGGGTAAAATTGCAGATTTGGATTTGAAGGTTTTGTTTCATCGTAAAAAAAGTAAGAAGGCACTTGACGCAATCCGTTGTAGTAAAGTATACGAAGATCGTCGGTGTGTTTGCCTGCGTCATCAGATGCTAAACTAAAAAACTTGTTTTGCTCATTGTACAAAGTAGTAGACGCAAATGCCACCTCAATCTTTTTCTCGCTTTTTACGAAGTCATTGTCTATGCGTAAAATTCGGTCACCATACACCCTACCTGTTTTATCCTTGTGCTGCTTGCTGCCGTAATCAACCCCCTCTTTGTAGGTAAATACATAAGGATTGTTTTGCAGTTCGCCCATCGGCAATATTTGGTGCGGTTGGTCATAATCAAGCAACTTGCTCCAATCTTGATTTGCTCCATTGTAGAACTCGTCACGGGTAACACATCGCAAAGTTTTGGCATCTGTTTGCTCAATGTACAAATTGAACATTTTTACTATTGACAATAAAAAGTCTTTCTGCGTGTTTTTGTCGCCAAAGAAAAAGCCAAAGTCAACGGTCTCATTGTAAACTATACTTGACGCACTTGTACCGTTTAGAAAGTAAGTATTTGAAGCAATAGACATTGTGCCGTATGGCAGCGTTTGACCTAAAGAACTTGCATCATAATAAACCACACTACCTATTACAATTTTCACTGTATCACCTGCCGCAAAACTGCGTTGTATGTTTATCGAGTTGCTAAATGTCCATGTGTTATTGTCGACGTTATTGCTGTCTATTCTTCTTTCAACAATAGTAGTGCCGTTAATTACAAACTGAACCTCTAAAATAGCATCTGTTGTTGATGCCAATGTGGTAGAAGAAGTAAAGGAAATACTTGGTATAAAATAAAACGCATAATCTCCACCCACAGGTACTGTATACTCAAAAGTAGACGTATTGTAATTGCTACCAGTATCAAAGTTTCCACTTGCGCTATCGTTACCAAATGCTACTGTGAAATCAGTTGTACCGCTTGTAAATGTTTGCCCTGTGCATTCAGCTTGAAATAGTCGGTTTGTTGCACCACTTGCCTCTAAACCGACATTACCAAAAGGTATAATTAAGCGTTTGAATCGGTCAGACGTAAAGAAAGAATCCGCAGTGTACTTGTATCCTTTGTTTGCAAATATCTTGTCTACGATAGTTTTAGCATAGAGTGCAGGTGTATGGTCATCTGCTTTCCATTCGTTAATGTCAGTGTTTAATATTGTGCGTTTGGGCAAGACTTGAGTCCATACGTAGCCGTTACCATAAGCAAAGCTCACATCGCTTCCGTTGACTTGGATTTTGTTATCCCA